TCATATCCACTAGTGAAGGGATTAGTGGAAATATTATATCGCTCTTACCCTTTGAGCCCTATAAACAATTATTGTCCTCATGACAACTCTTCAAAAAAGGGAACAAGGCTTACTATCAGGTTGGTCTGAGTTCTGCGACTGGGTAACATCAACAAACAACAGAATCTATGTTGGTTGGTTTGGTGTTCTTATGATCCCATGTCTTCTAGCTGCAACAACATGCTTTATCATAGCATTCATCGCAGCACCTCCTGTCGATATTGACGGAATCCGTGAACCAGTAGCTGGTTCATTCATGTATGGTAACAACATCATCTCTGGTGCAGTTGTTCCATCATCAAACGCAATTGGTTTACACTTCTATCCTATCTGGGAAGCAGCAACTCTTGATGAGTGGCTCTACAACGGTGGACCTTACCAGTTGGTAATCTTCCACTTCCTTATCGGAATTTCTGCTTATATGGGCAGACAGTGGGAACTTTCATACCGTTTAGGTATGCGTCCTTGGATCTGTGTTGCTTATTCAGCACCTGTATCTGCTGCTTTCGCAGTATTCCTTGTATACCCATTCGGTCAGGGTTCATTCTCAGACGGTATGCCTTTAGGTATCTCAGGAACATTCAACTTCATGTTCGTATTCCAAGCAGAACATAACATCCTTATGCACCCATTCCATATGGCAGGTGTTGCAGGTATGTTCGGTGGAGCATTATTCTCTGCTATGCACGGTTCACTAGTTACATCTTCTCTAATCAGAGAAACAACTGGACTAGATTCACAGAACTATGGTTACAAGTTCGGACAAGAAGAAGAAACATATAACATCGTTGCTGCTCATGGTTATTTCGGAAGACTTATTTTCCAATATGCATCTTTCAATAACTCAAGAAGTCTTCACTTCTTCCTAGCATCATGGCCTGTTATCTGTGTATGGTTAACCTCTATGGGTATCTGCACAATGGCATTCAACCTAAATGGATTTAACTTCAACCAATCAGTTGTTGATACATCAGGTAAGGTTGTTCCTACTTGGGGCGATGTTCTTAACAGAGCAAACCTTGGTATGGAAGTTATGCATGAAAGAAATGCACACAACTTCCCACTTGACCTAGCATCTGCTAGTGAGACAGAAGTTGCTCTTGTTGCTCCTAGCATCGGTTGATAAAACTCAATCAGTATGTTATATTTAAGAGACCCTCACAAAAGGGTCTCTTTTTTTATCTCTTTTTATAGATACTCTAGTTAAATTATTCCTATGAAAATATTTTTAGACACAGCAGATGTCTCAACAATCCTTAATCATTTTGAGACTGGTCTGATTGACGGAGTGACAACTAACCCTACTCTTATTAGAAAGAGTGGTAGAGATCCTGAAGATGTGTACCTAGAACTTGCTGAAGCAGGTGTAAGAGACATTAGTATGGAAGTAGTAGGAAGTCGGGATGAGATGACCTCTGAGGGTCGTAGGCTTGCTGCTAAGTTCCAAGAGGTTGCTACCATCAAGGTTCCTTGTACACCAGATGGTCTTTATGTTTGTAATCAACTAGCAAAAGACGGTACAAAGGTTAATGTTACGTTGATTTTTGATGCAGCACAGGCAATACTTGCTGCTAAAGCAGGAGCAACATATGTTTCACCATTTGTAGGAAGGCTTGACGATAACTCAGTTAATGGGTTAGATGTAATCAAAGATATTTCAGAAATTTTCCAAAAACATTGGGTAAAGACTGAAATATTATCTGCTTCTATCAGAGGAGTGAAAGCAGTCTCTACTTCTTTTGCCCTTGGTGCTCATGTAGTGACGATGCCACCTAATGTTTTTGAGAAGATGTATAACCATGTTCTTACAGACAAAGGATTAGAATTATTTGATGCTGATTGGGCTTCAGTAGTTGCTCAAACTAAATAAATTTTTATACCATCAGTATGAATTTTACTGTTTATTCTAAAGAAGGATGTCCATATTGCACAAAGGTGGTGCAAGTATTAGAGATGGCACAGTTAAAGCACGTTGTTTATAAATTAGATGAGCATTTTGATAAGCAATCATTCTATGGTCAGTTTGGTGAGGGAACTACATTCCCTCAAGTGGTCATAGACTCTACCAATCTTGGTGGGTGTGTAGAAACAGTTAAGTATTTAAAGGAGAAGAAATTAGTCTAATGAAAAACGTTGACGATTTTGAAACTGTATATGACATGATTGAACATGCTATCGAACTTGCGTTTGAGGGTAGGATGCAACTTAAGTTTTATCAGTTTCTACAGTATCGTAAGACAAAAAAATATGAGGTAGATGCTTTTATTGAGAGTTCTACTGCACATGAAATATCAGATCAAGTATTAGAACTTGAGCAATACATTAAAGGAGGTGCTGACAACAATCATAAACAATTACGTGAGGCATATGGTCATATACCAAAACCTAAAGCACGTAAGATAAGAAATTATTTGTACAGCATCCTAGAAGATGCATGGAGGTACAGTCGTGACCGAAGACCAGGCAGGAGAAAAAAGAACTCTAAATAAAGACAAACCCGAACTTAATCGGGGAGTGGAATTACTGTTACGGAATAGGAGAAGAAAACCAGACCCACCAAAAACATTTCAAGTAAAGTTTGGAAATATGATTGCTTTTTTTAAAAGAGAAATTGTTTTTCACTTTAACTTTTACTTAGACATCAGAAAAAAATAGATCTCTTGGAGGAGTATTATGGAACAGACCATAGTAACACTGACACTTACAACGGTAGTGTCCTTTCTTGCATTATTAGTAGGAGGTATGATAGGATGGATGGCAAGACAACATTCCTACGAGACAACACCCCAAGTAATCTATACGCATCCAGAGATGTTTGATGAAAATGGACACCTAGTTCCCGATGAAATTTTAGCCCTAAGAATTGAAAACAATTATGACATCAACACCGAAGAAACAACCGAGGAAGAGTAGCACAGTTGTAGCAAAACCTACAAGAAAGAGAGCTGCAAAGAAACCTACACTACCACCTAATCCATTTGTGAATGAGATTTTGGATTATGTTTCTAGTCAGAAATCTAAAATTGCAAAGGTAGAAGCACTCAAAGAGTATCGTAATGAAGCACTAGTTTCTATTCTCATATGGAATTTTGATGAGACAGTTGTTTCTATGATCCCAGAAGGTGATGTTCCCTTTACACCAAATGATAGTCCTCAAGGAACAGACCACACATCTCTTCGTAGAGAGCAAAGAAATCTTTACCATTTTGTAAAGGGTGGTAATGATAGTTTGAATAATTTACGTAGAGAATCTATGTTTATTCAGATGCTTGAAGGACTTCATCCGAGTGAAGCAAAGATTGTAGTGCTTGCAAAGGATGGTAGATTGCATGAAGATTATGCAGTAACATATGATCAAGTAAAAGAGGCATATCCAGATATCACATGGGGTGGTAGATCATGACCGTCAATGTTGGTGGTAAGGAAGTAAAGAGAGGTGAACAGATAGTGTCAGAAGAAAAGAAAGAAGAAGTAAAATTCAATCCTTCTGATTATTGGTGTGAGATTATCTTAGAGAAGACTACAAGAGAAAAGGCAGAGGATAAGAGTCTACCTACTGATGCATTTAATGTAACGTATGTGGTGGAAGGAGAGACACATTTAGATGTGACTCGTTCAGAGAAGATGATCAATATTTTTGATATGTATTATGATAGGTATGGTAAAGATGCAGTTCAGAAAATTGATTATGGTGCTGGTGCTGTAAGACCAAATCTTTGGGGTCTTAAAGCCACTCCACCTAAGAAGGGGAAGAAAAGAAAATGAGTTATTAGTAATGCAATATTATTCTTTTCCAGATGAAGCTCCCTTTAGACTATTAATTATGACAGATGATTTTAAACCCCTTATTGTAGAGGGTGAAGAAGTAGGTGATTACAATGACACCACTTTCTCTTTTGGTAAATGGCAGATGGCAACTGTAGAGTTGTGGGAATCTCCTAAAGAATTTGATGCTTATCAATATGATTGGGAGGTATTCTCTGAGTTCTATAAACCAGAGAATGATGACTATAAGTATGCAGAATGTGAAGATGAAGAGTTCACGCCAGGAATGAATGGTGTTGATACTATTGATATTGAGAAATGGTTATTAGCATTTTGTGAAGATAAGGAGTGGATTAAGGATGAGTATTATTTTATAGTTCATTGGAGAAGATATGCCATCTATAATAAGGAAGTATATGAAGATGGTGATGAGGAGTGGTGTCTAGAGGATATGGGAGAGTCATCCCCTGATAGATACTGTTATAAAAATGGCAAGATAGAAGGTCATTGGGACACACCTATGGAGGATGAAGAATGAGTGATGAACTTAGAGACCAAATCAATCAGATCATAGAGGCAGATCTTCAACTTAAGATCAACGATTATATTGAGAAGGAAGGTAAGGGATTTAAAGGTGAAGAACTCAAGGTTAATATACCTAAGAGTGAGGTGGATAAAATTATTGAAGAGTATAAGAGGATAAAGAAAGCAGAGAAGTCTAACTTAGGTGCTGTAAAGAAGATGGATCTTCTTGATAAGAATGGGAGGCCGTTAGATGGAAAAGATTGATACTCAGGGGATGAGTGGTGAGGCAGTAAAAGGATGTACTGATAATGTATATCCTCATGATGCTGATGGTAATCCAATCTATCCACCATTTAATCCAACTCCATTACCTATCTTTAATGATAAAGAAAGGGCAGAGTTGAAAGGGATTATGTTGGAAGCCTTAAAAGAGTACCATGAGAAACTTAATTATTCACCATATAGATTAGACG